TTGTTCCTACCTCAGCAGAAATAGAGTTGTTAGACATCCAAGCCCATCCTGGATTTTCTGGATCAAAAGAGTTTCTTTCTGGAAAAACCTCAGAGTTCTTCAAATTCATAAACGCCTCATCTCCAGCAGTGCCCAAAGCAAGGGTTGCAGAGCGACGAACATTTCCAGAAACTACACATGTTCCAATAAGATTTACTAGATCTACGATGGCACGAGAATCTAGGGTTTCTCCAGCCCTAGAGCCTATTACACGGTCAATCTGCTCATGCAACCTAATAAGAGGTGCAGGTCCTGATGCAACGCCCCCAAAACCCTTTATAGGGGCTCCTAGGGGCCTAATTAAGTCATAGTTAAACTTCTGTATGTTTTGATTGGGTCTGAGATATGAGTTTATTAAAACTCTCACTGAGTCAACCCATCCCTCACGAGTATCTGGGATTTCAAAAACCTGCTCTGGTTCTGTAGGGCTATAAATCAAGAAACCTTTGTCTTGACCAACAGTGTCGAACCCCACCCCAATACCAAGCATTAAGGCATCCATTACCCAGGCAAACAAGGCACCTGGATCATTCTTGTCAAGATCTTTTGTTGAAACCATTGCACAGTTTTGTAGTGCTGCCGAGTTCTTTTTCTCCATAGTCATAGGAGTTCCGAATGCCCACATACCACGACCTGGTGGTGTCCACTTTAGATTAAACATTCTGTCAAATGCTTCTTGTGCTGACTTCTGAGCCTTATAGTCATTCCATGGAAGACGGTTTTCTTTAGCATGATTTTTTTGAACTGAATACATACCCTCGATTACACGACGGCAAACCTCATGCCATCTTTCTTTAGTTCCGTCTTCCTTCATACGGGAGTAGGTACGAATAAATGTAATCTCTCCTAATGAATTACCACCAGCATCTGTGAAACCAAACGGTGATTCCTTTGTTTTATACTCATTTATGAACTCTTCTGACAAACGAAAACTAAAAAAATCTGACATGTATTTCTCCTAATTGAAAACTGTAATTGTTAAAGTATACCAGAGTTTTAATAAAAACAAAACTCTATATCTATTGTATAGATATATGGTTTATAGATTGTCCCAATAAAGGTATTTTCTAAACTTTCCGTGTTCGATTTGATTTGCATCTACCCACCAATCCTCATAATATGATCTATGAACTAGAGCATAACCGAAAGAGTCTAAAATTTCTCTTTGTGTATCTCTTATTGCAATATTTCGCCAATACATGTTTGCATCGTGCTCAAATGTAATTGTTGTAAATCTATAAGTGTTGAGTGGAACAGCAATGAGTCCATGTAATGTCCAATGACTATTCCCTGCTGGCTTACCTTTAGAATCATATCCAGCATCTATATCTAACTGCAAATAGTCTATTTGTTTTGGAAAGTTATTTTTTTCAAAATAATCTATATAGTTAAAATTAAGAGCATCGCCCATACATGGATTTTTTCTATTTAGGTTAAACTCATCTTTCATAGAATCAACTATTTCAAAAGAAACTCCAGTCCAATCATAATCTTTTTCAAGAGTATAGGTGTTGTTTCCATTGCTGTAATGTGCTGCTCCTAGTTCTACATAGTACCCATTCTTTTTCTTATTAAATATATCTATAAGAAAACCTTCAATATTTGTATTTTGATGAAAGTTACTGTTTTCATTAGTAAATCCTATATTTGTCATTTAAATAGATCTCCTCTTAATTTCGTTGGCTGTTTTTTTGTTCCATGTACAAAAACTGTACTAAAGTATCTTATTCTATCATCTAAAACTGGAAGTGATCCATGAACTATGTGGCCACCGTGTATATATAAAGAATTTGGCTTAGGCTTTACTGTAATATTTAAATCTGGATAGTGTAACTCTCCTCCAGAATACTCATCATTAAAATATAAACAAAAGCCATATCCAATATAATAATCAAGATCTGGTATCCACTGGTCTGCATGATACTTTATAAAATCATCTTTTGTATATCTTTTTAAATGTATTTTTCCTGGATACATAGAGTATGACTCTAAAAGATTTCTCATTTTATCATTTATAATATTAAAAACATTATCTTCTTCAAAGTGAAGGCTTTTTCCAAACCAAAAGTCTGGGGTATGGTGCTTTATTTTAGATTTTTCACTATACCAATCTTGCTCTGGTGTATCTTTAATTATCTTGAAAACCTCTTCCAACTCTTCATCACTTAAAAAGTTTTCGATTTCATACACATCATCATAAAGTTTATTAATTTTCATATTCCCCTACACATACTTACTATTATTAATATGACTAATTTCAATATGATTAATATTTACATAACGTGGCAAAAATCCAACCCAGCGAATTGTTTCTGCTATATCTTCTGCAGTTAAAGCATTGTCTTTTTTCTCTACCTGAGTATCTATTGTACCTGGACAAATCTCAGTAACCTTTATGCCATACTCTGGAAACTCCATACGCATAGTATCTATTAATGCCATCTCACCACGTTTTGCATTACTATAGTTTCCTCCACCTCTAAACGGTATTTTGCCACAAAGAGAAGTTATAAAAATAATTGTTGCAGAATCTGACCTCTTTAAAGATGGAACAAATAATTGAGAAAGATACATTGGCCCAGATACATTTATATCGTACGCTCTTCTAAAATTATCCATTGTTTCATTTATAATGCTGGTTGGGCCAGAGCCTCCTCCTGCATTGTTTACCAAAAGATCTAGGGTTATATCTTTATATTTGTCATAAAACTTTTTTATTTCGCTGGCATTGGTAATGTCCATTTGATAAACTTCTACGCTATCTCCAACGAGTCCTGAAACTTTTGACAAGTCTCTTGAAACAGCGATAACTCTGTATCCATTTTCAGATAAAAGTTTTACAGTTGCATAACCAACACCTTTGCTTGCTCCTGTAACAATTGCTGTTTTCACTACATAGACCTATGAAATTCCATATTGTTGTGAATCCAGTGAGATGGAACCATATACTTAAACTTACTTTTTACCAAATGTGCTGTGTGATAGTATGGGGCAGAAGATGGGAAAATAATAACGCTTCCTGCTTTTGGCTTAATTCCAAAATCAATTATTTTGCTGTTTCGCTCATCTTCATAATCTTCAAAAGGTCTCATTGCATCATTGTTTTCATAATCGTTTAAACTAAAAGATATTTCTCCGCCTTCAAAATCATCATTTAGATACATAACCAAAGAGTATCTTAGTGTTTTATCACCATCGAGTTGATCAAAATGAGAACCCATATAGGTTCCAGTGTAATATTTTTTAATATTAAATGTTGGGAATAGCCTTGGCTCTTCATAGTCACCAATAGATTCTGCATAGTCTTTTGAAACAGAATAAAACGAGTCCATTATATTTTTGTAAATAAAAAGCATTTTTTCTTTATATAAATCATCAAGAGTATTAATAGTGTCTATGCTAAATGACATTGTGTCTCCGTATATACAGTCTTTGTCATTTGACGCTGTCCAAGCCTCCCACATTTTTTTGTCGTCATTTTTGTATACATTTTCTAATTCAGACAAAGAACTCAGTATTTCATTTAAATTTTTTACAGCGTCGTCATAATAATACACTTTATCGTGCAGTATGGTTTTGATCATTAGTGAATCCAATGCTGCGGGACCATTATCTTTTCGCCACTCTTAACTAGGTGAGCAGTGTGATGATATGGTGGAGATGGTGGAAACACAATAATGCTTCCTGCTTTTGGCTTGATAGCAAAGGTAAAATTTTTATTTTTTTCTGCTTCTAAAAAGTCTGGCTCAGGGCTAGAATTTTTTAGAACCCCATCTGGAGAAGCAATAGTAAAAGATAGTTCTCCGCCTTCATAATCGTCATTTAAGTACATAACAAAAGAGACTTTTAGTCTTCCATCTCCTTCTTGCTGATCAAAATGTGCACCCATAAAAGTTCCTGATTGATATTTTTTAATTGGATATTGAGGAAACAGTTTTGGCTCATCGATAATTCCTTGGGCTTTTGCGTAATCTCTTGCTACATCATCAAATGCTTTTTGTAATGTATTGTAGATATACTTATCTTTTTCATCAGCGTCTGGTGTTAGAGCAATTGTCTTATCTGTTCCATAGACATAGTGTTCACCGCTACAGGTTAGCCATTCTCCCCAAGGATCTTTGTTATCGTTTTCAATTGCATCAACAAGTCTCTTTGGGTCTTCAATTACATTTGTGTAATAGTAAACCTTTTCTTCAAGTATTTCTCTGTCCATTTTGCTTCTCCTTAGTATTTATTTTTCTCATAAAAACCTGTTACCTTCATAAATCCTACAGTAACATATCTTATGGGCCCTTCTCCTACAAATCTTACTCCATGCTCATACTCTTCATTACCTGGAAAAATAAGCAATGTTCTTGGCTTTGGCCTTAAGTCTGAGTTTTCCTTATTTTTAAAAAATAAAGTCCCTTCCTTGTAGTCGTCATTGATATATAGTATAGCAGCATATCTAATTGATGGGTCTGTGTGCTGGTCTGTATGAGACTTTAGTTCAACCCCAGCCTGCATTCTTTGAAGTGTTCCAAAACCAGCAAGTTCTAACGATGGATCTGCCAACTCTAAAAGTTTTCCCAATCTGCCCTGTAGAGTTATGCTTATGGGCTCGGTTGTAATGTTTAAATTTTTGTCTGCCCAACCCTGAGTAATTTCAAACTTTCCTTCGGCAACTAGATTATCAACATCGTCTCTTCCAAACTTTTCCATACAAAATCTAGCAAGATTTTTTGTATACTCTATCATCCAGTCTTCTTCTGGAGTAGTTTCAATTATTTTTAATATGGTCTCAAGTTCTTCTTTTGTCATAAAATTTTCTATAAACAAAACATGCTCATGAAAAACCTCAGTTTTATAACCCGCATCATCAAATTGTTTTTTTAAAAAAACTTCCATTTAGAGTTCCTCGGCCTTATATTTATTTCCATTGGCATCAAGTTTCCATCCCTGCTTTAATAGTTCTTGCCACTCTGCTCTTTCAATTTCTTGCTTTGCTCTTGTCTCTTTCATTTCTGCTGCCCAGGCATCTCTTAGTTCTTGTGGATATGCGTCTTCTTCACGATCATCCCAGAATGAACCTATGGTATATCTTACACCTTTAGTAATAAGAGTTACTTCATGCATATTATTAAATCCCCCGTCAAATGCAGCAAGCATTCCAACTTTAGGCTGAATGTTTATTTCTTGATCTGGAAACTGTAAAAGTCCTCCCTCAAAATTATCATTTAAATATAAGAACGCTGCATATCGACTTCTAGTAAAAGCACCAGAATGTCCATGCTCATCTGTATTATCTGAATGTTTTCTTGCGTATGCTCCTGGCTCCCATTTTTGAGTGTGGTATCCAATTTGAGAAATTATTTTTGGGTCAAGGTCGTGAACACTTGCAACTGCATCAATAATTCCGTTTTTTATTTGTGAAAATACATCGCTTGGCAATCCTTCATTTTCTACATGCTCATCATTGTCTTGTGGCAGGACTGAAGAATAAGACTCATAGAAAGATATGGGCATCCAGGTAATTAACCCAAGTTCTGCATGCTTATCTAAAACCTTTACAAGTCTTGCAGCAGTATCTGCATCAATAAAGTTTTCATAAATAACTATATCTTTAGTTATTCTTTTTTTGTTTTCTAGATTCATTTTATCCTTCTTTCTTTTTCAGCACTAATTTTATTTGGGTTTGCATTTCTAAAACTTTCTAGAATCCCTGGCTGCATTTCTTCCCATTTTTCCTTGCCATATTTTTCTTCATTTTCAAACCAATCAGAACTTCCCAAAGAATATTTCATCCAATACATTCTTGCCAAATATTTTGATTTTTTATATGATGGCATAACTCCATGAAGATATATAGAATTTTCAGACATCAATAGTTCTGGATGACCAGAAGGGAAAACAACAATATCTCCAGCCTCTGGCTTATACATATAGGCTTCTCCATTTGCTATGAAATCAATCTCTCCACCCTCATAGTCATCATTAAAATATGTTAAGGCAGTAATTGCAAATTTATATCCTGGACTTGTAATTGGCTCTCGTATATAGTCTGTATGGTATGTCATTGCTACCACATCCTCAACGTTTTCATGATATCTTGCTATTGATGGACCGCTAATTATCCACTCTCTTACATTATTATTTTTTTTGTCTTTAATGTTTGGAACAATTTTATTTTTATCAAAATCAACATTGTTTTTTAAAATATAGTCTTGTGTTACTTTATGAAAATTAACAAATATTTCTAAAAGAATATCCTTGTGCGCTTTTTCTTTTTCTGTTTTTGTTTCCATTTTTTTTATTTCTTCAACTGGCAACATATTGTCAAAATTTCTAAAAGTTGGAGAAATATATTCTCCAAAGTGTGACCACTTACTCCAAGGATTTAAAAGTCCATCAACTCCGTCAGACTCTTTTAGATTTTTATATATTAGGTCAATGTCTTTATAAAGATTTTTATATACAAAAATTTTTGGATATATTTCGATGGGATTAAGAGTTTCTGATACCATTGCTATCACGGCTTCCTGTCTCCAGTGTGCTCTGTAATCTCCCAGAAGAATGGACAAGTGTATCTAATACCACTTTTAATTTCTGTTACTCCGTGGATATAGTTTTTATCCCCTGGGAAAAAATATGCTGCACCCTTCTTTGGTTTAAACTGAACCCCTTGTAGTGGGAAATATAACTCTCCACCTTCATAGTCTTCGTTTAAATAAAAAAGACTGGAAAGATCGTAGTTTGGAAAGTCATTCGGAAGTCCTGCGTCAGGACCTTCGTGTAGTTCTTTATCTGCATGCGGTCTTTGAAGTTGTCCTGGAAGCCATCTAACAATAGTTGTGCCAGTAGGGATAACCTTTACTTTGTAAAAATCCTCAACTATTGGCTTTAGTCTTTCAAACAGCCCTGCAATAACAGGAGCAATTGATGGATCATTTTTATCTAATGTAGGGCTAGTGGCAACCCTGTCTTTCCAATAACTTGCTTCATATACAACAGTTCCATTTTCATTAACATGGCTTTCGGTAACATCCCAAATTGTTAATGACTTTGCAGCCTTTTCTAGAAACTCCATCTCTTGTTCTGTCATAAAATTTTCTAATTCTACAATCATGTCTTTACTATCACCGAACCAACCAGAAGGTGTAATTGATGGCTTTCTTTGAACTACGGTATATTCTTCCATATTCATATTATATCACCGCTTCTGTTTTCTACATAAAGTTTTAAGGTTTTTACTTCGTGAGAGCCGAGGCTTTCTCCCTTTTCATTTACAGCATCTCTGTACCAGTCTGTCCATTGTCCAGAACTATTAATCTCTTGTGCTGCTTGTCCATAATCAATGTTTGCCTGTTCTCTTACTCTACCCTCATCTTTATAATCAACAATCTGAATTTTAGTATTATTTAAATTTGTTAAAGATATTGGAATAATTGTTGCTATTGGAGTTCCTGCTTTTATGGTAATTGTTTCATTTGCCTTTTTTGCTTTAATTGCCAATGGTAAAGGATTGTCATAAAAAGATGTACTTATTAGATTGGACATTGTTTCAAAATTTTCATTAAAATAGTTAACAGGATTAATTGTCCATATGCTAACATCTTTGTCTGTTTTAAAAACTAAGCCTGTATTAAAACTTATAGATGACTGACCTCTACCTGAGTAAGACCCGTTTGGGCCAGATATTATATTTATGTGTTGATCGGTTTGATCATTTACGCCATCCCAAATAAATTGAATATCTTCTTCACAAAAGATATTCCATCCAACAACGTTTGCCTGAGTTACGGGAAAACATCTATATGCATGGTTTTCTGATGTTTCATCCATCCAATCTCTTTTAATTGACATTGGACTAATGTTAAATTTAATACCACGCATTTTTTCTATAGATATATCGAACACTATTCATCTGCCCACTTAGGATCATACATGTCTGGAGTATGAAATTTTTTGCTATAGTCTAGCATGGTTACAATTGAATACTTTGTTCCAGAATGAACTGGCATTGCTTGATGAGGATACATAAAGTTGGATGGGAATATGTAAAGATCTCCAGCCTTTGGTTTAATATTTAAATTTTGTAGTCTAAAGAATAACTCTCCACCTTCATAATCATCATTAACATAAGCAACTAAGGATACTGTACAATTGTAAGAAAAGCCATGATCGTGATGCTCCATAAAGTGTTGACCTGGACCGTATTTAATAAAATTAAATGCTTCCCAGTATTTAAGTGGCATAATGTTATACATTTTCCTGTAGTCTTCTACTGCTGCAAATTGTGGATCATATACATCTTGCCAAAGTTCTTGAAGTTTTATTGAATCTTCACTTTTGTCTTGCTCTATGTCAGTTTTCTTAAATTTAAAATCTACACAGTCTCTATACTCAGGCATAAGTTGCTGATATCCAACATATGCTGGCATCCAGTGATATCTTTTGCCTTCAGGAGATAACTCTCCATATTCAGCGACTGATCCTAGGCTGTTTTCAAGTCGATTTATTACGTCAAACTCTTTTTTAATTACTCCTCTATAACAGATAATTCCGTTACCAAGATCTTCTTTTTCTGTCCATGATTGCATCTGTATATCTCCTATTTATACTCTCTGCGTGACCAAACTTTTTTAATATAAACCCCACCGTCAGGCTGACGATAGAACTTTGCGTTATCTACCATTTTACCATATATAGAAGACTGGTCTAATATCTCTATACTGTGGTCCCAGTTTTCTCTTTTAAAAGGAAGAATTTGTAAATATGGTGTCCCTGCTGGGATTGTTCCTTCCCATCCCTCCGCAATAAAAAATGGAAAACTACCAAGAAGATGAACTTTGTCTGAATCAACAATGCCAGTGGTGTTTAAAAATGGAAGGTCAAACCTATTCATTGGGGTCATAAACAATGCACTATATCCCTCTGGCAACTCTAAGCCCCATGGAGAACTCCAAGCAAAATGATGCTGATAGTATCCTTTAGGATGTTCAAATTGTGGCATTGGTGGTCTTTGGATACAAAAATCTTTATACTTAGAATCATTTATTGTAACATTAATTATTCCCTGAGAATTTTTAGCAAAAATTAAATCGCAAGGAGTTTTAAATACATACCCTGTTGCAAATGCATCCATAATAGCAGGACATGCTTTCCATGTTGGGATCTTTCCATAATCATCTGTGGTTCCTTCTTTTGGAAATGGACAAACCTCTTTTGGTGCTTTCCAATATTCTCCATTTGGCATTTTCGCAAATCTGTCTGCATCTTTATACCAATCTGGGATTTCTTTTTGTGTAGGAACAGGAACAGAAATATCTTCTTTATTTATCCAAGGCCTGAACGATGTAAACTTTGCAATTAGAGACACTACTTATGTCCTAGTTCATTAATGTCTGTCATTACGACAACGCAATATTTAGTTCCTTCTTTCATTGGCAAAGATGCATGTTCATAAATATAGTTAGATGGACAAAGAATAATGTCTCCTATTTTTGGAGTATGTGTATAATTGTCCATTCTTGGGAACTTGATTTCTCCACCCTCATAGTCTTCGTTTATATAGATAACAGCAGAAACTGTACAGTTGTACATTGGGCCATGATCGGCATGAATATTGAAATGTGTTCCTTTTCCTTCATACTTTACAAAGTTAAATGCTTCATAGTATATTACATTAATTCCCCAATACCGTGCATAATCATCAACGCAAAACTTTAACTTTTGATATATCTCTTCATGCAAGTCAATTAATTCAGCATTGTGTTCATCTCTTGGACCTAAATTTTCTTGTTTAAATCTAAAGTCTACAGCATCTCTAGCCTTTTTAATTGGCACATCTGAGTTAGTTACTTTTGCTTCTGACCATTTATATTTGCCATTACCACCCAAGTTAGATTCAAGAATTTTAATATATCTTTCAGAATCTTCTTTTGAAAACACATTTCTATAAAGATTAATTCCTAATGCGGGGTTTTCAACTAAGATATTGTTTCCAATAGTTTTTGATGGATATCTATTTAGGGATGTCTCTGATCTATCTTTAGTAAACCAGGGCGTTTCATTTTCATCATAAATTGTCATATTATTCCTTTGTTTTGACTATGACTATAGTATATCACAAAAAAAAATACTATTAGTATTTTATTAGATTAATGCTATTTCTCTAGTTGTTTCATTATATGAAACTGTTGACCCTTTAAGTGCAAAGGCGCACTTTACAAGAAAAACTTCACTAGCAAATGCTGCATCATAAAGTGATGCTTGTTCAGTGCCAGTTTCTGTGGTCACTCTGTGAACTACTTTATTATCACATAAGAATACATATTGCCTATACGAATCTTTTTCTTCTTGTGATAGTGCAGCAAACCCTGCATTTACAGTTCCATCAAAAGATGTTCCGTTCCAGGTAGCACCTCTAGTTGCTGTTGCTTTGTGATCAGATGCGTTCATACCAATTATAGGAAGATTTTTATCCCACTCAGACTGCAAAGATGTTCTTAGTTCTTCGTTAGTTTGAAGTATAGAAAGCACCTCGTAAGTATCTGCAGTATCTTTAACAATTATTGCATACATAGTTTGAATCTCCTTTTATCGTAGTATATCATGTCTGTTAGCATCCACAAAACCCGCAGCATGCTGGACATGCTTGCCAACAATAATTTCTTGTGCAGCCACTGCACGACGCAGGTGGGAATGATGGTGGGAAAAATGGTCCGAATTGTGGCGGGAAGAACGGTGGGAAGAATGGGAAGAATGGGAAGAATGGTGGGAAGAATGGGAAGAAGGGGAAGAATGGGAAGAACGGTGGAAAGAATGGAAAGAATGGTGGGAAGAACGGTGGGAAGAATGGGAAGAATGGGAAGAATGGTGGGAAGAATGGGAAGAAGGGGAAGAATGGGAAGAATGGAGGGAAGAATGGAAAGAAGGGTGGGAAGAATGGTGGGAAGAATGGGAAGAAGGGTGGGAAGAATGGGGGGAAGAATGGGAAAAACGGCGGGAAGAATGGAGGGAAGAACGGAGCAATTGTAGTTACATTGTTAGAAGAAGGAGAGGCTGCAGAATTACCATTTGCGTTTGTTGCATAAACTGTATATGTTTGAGAAGTGTTTGCTTCTTGAGCAACGGTGGTAGAGGTTGCATTTAGTGTAGCACCCTTGCCATCTGAAGATGCCCAAGTGTAAGAAGTAATTGCAGAACCACCATTTGCTGGGGCAGACCAAGAAACTGTATCCTGATCAACACCTGCTGTTGCAGTTGGAGCAGACGGAGTTGCTGGAACAGTTGTTACTGTCACTGCACTAGATGCATCAGAAGCAGCAGAGGTTCCTGCTGCGTTTGTTGCAGTTACTGTAAATGTTGGAGTTGCTGTAGATGCAATTCCAGTTACTGTAATTGGAGAAGATGCCCCAGATCCTGTTTGACCAGTACTTGCCGTTACTGTAAAAGATGTGGCTGCTGGAGATAATGCAGGTAAGGTAAATGAAACTGTTACTGCGCCATCATTAAATGCACGACCTGTTCCTACGTTTGTGGCACCAGTTATAGTTGGCTTTAATGGCTCCAAAAAGTCATTTGATGCTTGGGACTTTCTACCTGCTTTCTTACCTACTGCCATTTATATCTCCTAATTTCTTATTGAATTTTGTATTACGCTGTCAAGTCTCCGTAGACAACCCATGTGTTTTCTGCTCTCTTGAAAACAGTTGCAGAAGACCATTGAGTTCTCAACTTGAGACCTGGTGTTGCATTTACAGTAACTCCTTCTGCGCCAGCAATTGTTACTTGTCCTGCTCCAGTTTGAAGAACATCAAAAGATGTACCTACTGGATAGGCAATTGTTGCGTTAGTTGGAATTGTTAATGTAAGTGCTGAAGCGGACCCCATTTCAATTAAATCATCTCTGTGATCTAATGTTGATAGGGTGTAAGATGCTGTCTTTTGTGTAATTGGTGTGTATGAATCTACCTTTGCTGCAAGGGATGTTGTCATTGTTGAAGCAAAGTTAGCATCATCTCCAAGTGCTTCAGCAAGTTCGTTTAATGTATTAAGTGCATTTGGAGCACCATCAATAACTGCTGTTACTTCTGCAATTGCTTCAGCCTTTGCTGCTGCGATTGCTGTTACTGTTGCTGTTGATACTGGCTTGTTAGCATCAGAAGTATTATCAACATTTCCAAGTCCAAGAGATGCTGCTGTAACTGCTGCAACGTCTGCTGTAGTTGC